ACCATCGACATCAAACTAGGAGGGTAGTTCAGTGCGGTTGCACTTTGAGGAAGGTGAGCGAGAACTGGTTGTTGCTCGTCTTGGACTGGCCGATGACGCCGATGACTCGGCGGTCGCCCAGGCTATGGCGGAGTGGATCCAGGAGGAGCCGTCGGACTCAGGCGAGAGCGACCAGAACGACGACACGAACGCGAGCATCGACGACATCTCAGCAGATGAGGGTGACGTTGTGATCGTGGACGTGTCCGAATTCCGGCGACTCCGCCAGAGAGATCGTGTGGCAGCCGAGGTCGAGGAGACCACACGACGCCGTGACCGCGACGACATGGTCGAAGAGGCCATCGCCGACGGGAAGTTCAGCCCGAGCCGCCGTGAGCATTACAGGGCGCGCTACGACAGCGATCCTGAGGGAACACGAACCCTGATCGGTCGCATGGCCAAGCACACAGTGCCGCTGGAAGCTCGCGGCGCTGACGTTCCGACCGATGAGGTCGATCAGGACACCTACCCGCAGGACTGGGTGCCTGAGGTCGCTGCCCGCGCCAAGCGGCCTCAGAGCCGCGTTCACGGGGAGGACTGATCATGGGCGAAGCGATTGCCTACTATGACCCCGGTGCCGACATCACCGTCCAGCACTCAGCTGGGCAGGTGGGCGGACGTTGTGTCGGATGGCCGACCGCTCGGAACGCTGGTGGCCCATCTGGCCCCAACGACCTCGGCGACGGCATCCTCGTCGTCACGAACCCGACCGCCAATGGTCCGGTGTTCGGAGTTACCAGCCATGACGTGGCCGTGAACGGCTACGTCAACGTCATGCGGGCACCCAAGGTGGTGCCCATCGAGTGCTCTGCCGCTGTCGTTATCGGCGCTTATGTCACCACAGGCGCCGATGGTCGGATCGCAACATCAACCACAGGTCAGCTCGCTGTCGGTCGCGCTCTGACCGCAGGGTCCAGCGGCACGTTCGCTGCTGTGCTCCTGTTCGACGGCCAGGTCCTGGCACCATAAAGGAGGTGAGAGAAATGTCGGCTATCATGATTCCGGACACTGAGCAGATCATGGAGTTTGCCTCCGTCGATCAGCCGCGTGTCAACTTCGAGCCTGAGTTCATCGACCTGGGCAATGGCTACTTCGCTCTGGCCTCTGGGTCGGAGATTCTGGCGGCAGCTGTCCCCGCGCAGGTGGCGCACCCGCTCGGGCCGCCAACAGTCAGCGGTACGAAGATCACCGTCGACTTCATGTTGCAGCAGCCTGTCCGTATCACTCGTATGATCATGGACATGACGCTTCAGCGTTTCGTGGCGGATCGCATCTTCTCCAGTGGCGGAGGAGTCACTGGCGGAGCCGTTGTGTACGACACCGTGGAGGCCAACGACCTCTACACGACGCGCGATGTCGAGCGTGTCTCCCCTGGCGCCGAGTTCCCGATCATCACAAGCCAGCGCCGGGCACCCGGCGTGGCCGAGGTCGAGAAGTGGGGCGGCAAGGTCTGGATCTCAGACGAGGCCCGTGACCGCAACGACGCCACCCTGTTCACAAACCAGCTGCGTCAGCTGTCGAACACCATCGTGCGCAAGATCAACGCACGAGCCATCCAGGTCCTCGAAGCCATGTTCACGGCGTACCCGTCCCGGGTTGTCGTGTCGAAGTCGCAGGCGGTCGGTGGTTGGGATGCCGTCACCCCGTATGGTGGCACACCGACAGCACCTGGCGCCTGGCCGGCTGCTGACTTCGCTATGGCCGCTGAGATCGCTGAGACCGATGAACTCGGTATCAGGTACGACCTCTGGATTCTCAACCCTGGCAACTACACCGACCTGCTGCTGCTGTACGGCGGCGACGGCATCCAGGAACTCCTGAGCACGCTCAGCCTGGAGGTCTACGTGTCGAACCGCGTTCCCCTCAACACGGCCTACGTCGTGGCGCAGGGCCAGGTCGGTCAGATGCGGACGGAGCAGCCGCTGGGCACTGAGACCTGGCGGGAGCCGAACCGGCAGCGCAGCTGGGTCCAGTCCAGCGTTCGACCGCTCATGTTTGTCGACAACAGGTTCGCCGCCCTCAAGGTGACGAACCTCAAGGGCTGATATGTCACCAACCCTGACAAACGCTCCTCCCGGCACCGACCTGAAGCCGGTGCGTGTGCTGGTGCGTCAACTCGACTATCTGACAAAGGGTCTGAATCCTCTCGGTCAGACAGTCGACAAGATGGCGACGGCCTATGGCCCTGGGTCGCCGCTGCTTGACCCGACACAGCGCAAGCTGGAGCCGGGCAGCCAGGAGTTCCTCGACGCTGTCAGCGACTACCGGCATGGCCAGTTGATTCTGGTCAGGCCGCTGGCATACATCGGGCTGATCGAGTCCGGTGCGGTTCGTGACGTTGTCACCGACGATGATACAGGAGAGGAGGTCGTCGCCGAGGAACATCTTCTGGATGTGAGTGTGGCTACTGTTGACGATCTTGCCGACTGGATCAGGACGGAGCGGCCGACCGTCAATGACGTTGTCCAGGCGTCGGGAGGTGACCCGGATGTCGCCAAGAAGCTCCTGGAGGCAGAATCTCTGGCAACCAACGGGGAGGCCCGCAAGGGTGTCCTGGAGGGACTCTCGGCCGTCATCTCACGAGGCTAGCGATGTGGGGGTCAGGCGGCTTTAGTCCGGTCACGCCTGGCCCCCGCAACTAGGTGATCATGTCTTTCGACGACAAATTCAGACCAACCACGCAGGAAGTCGCGTCGTTCATCAAGAACCGCACTGTCGATTCAAACAACAACTTCATAGGGGACTTCACCGCCGATACCATCGTCACGCAGTCAGAGGTTGACAGGATAATCAACCAGGCGGGCGGAATGGTCTTGGCGGCGCTTCGCTGGGACCCTAATGTGACGCCGCCGACGATCCCTGATGACAATGTGGACGCCGCTACGAGTCTCATAGCTCTCTACAGCGCGATCTTTGTCGAGGTCACGAAGTTCAGCGAACAGATCGCTCGTCAGGTTTCACCATACCCGTACCTCAAGGAGCTATTTGACGGGATGCTCGCTCAGAAGCAGGCTGAGCTAGGCATTGTGCCGCCGCAGACTGGCAGCCATAACCTTAGCTTGGTAGACCTCATTGCGAGTGAGTACGGATATGCCATCTTCCAGTTCCCCGATGACCCGATGGTCAACTGGCAGACCGCGTTCTGATGCCTGGAACAGAGTTCATCGTACCGACTGAGCGAATCGAGGACTTCGCCTACCACGTCGAAGTGTTCGGTGATCGAGCCGAGGCTATGAAGCCGGTGCTCGAAGAAATCACCGACAAGATTCTGGAACGTGAGCGCCGTATGTTCGAGACACGGGGCGCGACGAGCGGTGTGTACTGGGCGCCGCTTCGTGGCTCGACAATCAGAAGGAAAACTTATGCAGGCGACCAGTTGGTGCGGAGTCCATTGATCGCAAGCGGCGATCTGATGCGAAGCCTGTCGGTGCGGCACGCCAAGTATCAGCGCCTCAGCGTCGATGATAAGGGAATTGACTTCGGCACAACTCACCCTGCTGCTGGCTACCACGATAGTGGCACCCGCCACATGCCGCGTCGTCCGCCCTTGATCATCCCGGCGAAGCACGCTCACGAATACATCGGGATGTTGAACGACTTCATTTACGGTGAGGGCAACTATGCCTGAGATCGGCCCCCTGAATGCATACACTGACGTCGAGGTCCAGGTTCTTGAACTCTACCGTCATTGGATGCACACCTGGCTGCTAATTCGTGAGGCTCAACAAAATCTGGCGTTTGGCACGATTGCCAGGCCAAGGAGCTTTATCGTCAAGCAGACGTTTACCGCGCTGCCGGGAGAGGAGCAGACACCGTGTGTCATTGCTGTCTCCGACGGGTTCTCAGCTGCGCCGCAGCGCCGGGGTCGCGGGGTCTATGACACGTACTTCCGGTTTGGGATCGCTGTTGTCTGCATGGCGAATGGCCCGTTCAGCGCGCGAGCTATGGCCGGCCACTACCAATCTGCCATAATGGGGATTGCTCTGAGCCACAGGACTGCTGACCCAGATGGCAATATCAAGATGTGCGACTTCGTCAATCTACGAATGGAGGACATCGACGAAGAAGTGATCGGTCGGTCGATGGCTGCTGCTCGTTTGGAAGTAGTGTACTGTGTTAATGAGTTTGCTGCTGAGTACCCGAACCCAGACTACGTGCCAGACGACGAACTACCAGGGCCTGTTTCGCCAGACGCAATTGTCGAGCACGTCCTTGTTGATGTGAATAACTATCTAGCAAGTGAGGACCTACCGGATGGCGGATAAGACGTACATCGCCCCCATCGACAAGTCAGAGCGTGTTCTCTCAGACGGTCGCGTTGCGATTCCAGGCGTGCCACTTGATCTGGACGACGACGCACAGGCTGATGAGCACAACGCTCGTCTGATCGATGAGGGCCAACTTCTGGAACTACCGTCGGCTGGCGGTCAGTCGGTCGGAACCCAATCAGCCCAGACCGAAGATGGAGGTGAGGTGTGAGACCAGGCGTCAATGTCACGACGCGGGACAACGCGCCGCCCAGCACGATCCCGACCGATGTCAGCACCGGCTTCATGGTCGGTGTGACGGAGTTCGGCCCGAGTCAGCCGACTTCCTCTGATCTCGTTCAAAATATGGACGAGTTCACTACGAAGTACAATCCCAGCGGGCGTTCGTACAATGCAGGCCTGATCATGCATGACTCTGCTGAGATGTTCTTCGATGAGGGCGGCAACCGGCTCTTTGTTGGTCGCGTTGTCGGCCCGGCGGCGGCGCCAGCTTCCGTCGCTCTGAAGGATAGCGGAGCCACTCTGACGGCAATCACCGTGACGGCTCGCGGCACCGGGGAGTGGGGAAACAATCTCGACATTCACGTCGTGACGAGCACTCAGGACCCCACGGTTCCTGTCGGAGCATTCCGGCTGCAAATTTGGAATCGTATCACGTCACAAATGCTCGATGCCAGCCCGGACTTGGTGGATGCATATGCCGCCATCAGCTGGGCAGTTGGGTCAATTGTTCAGGTCACGGCGGGTGCGTCCACGAACGATCCTGTGGGCGGCACCTTCTCCATGGCTGGCGGCACGAACGACGTCAACAACGTCACTGACACATCCTGGCAGAATGCCTTCAACAGTCTGTCGTATGCGCTGGGTCCGGGCATCTTGACGGCTCCCGGCGCGACTGCCAGCACTGTCTACAATATGGCTGCTGAGGCAGCACGCAGCCAGTTGCGGGTGGCGCTCCTCGATGGCCCGGATACGCCAATAGCCTCGACGGTGATCAGTGCGTCTCGTGGTGTAGCAGATGCTGAACGTCTGCACAGCCGGTATGCCGGTATGTTCGCCCCATGGGTGATCGTGCCCGGCAGCACCAGCGGCACAGTCAGGAAGGTTCCGCCATCGCCGATGGTGGCTGGCATCTTCGCCCGCAACATGGCGAGCGGTTACAGTGCCAACGAACCGGCTGCTGGTGAGCTAGGGCGTTTGCGCCAGGCGCTCTTGATGACGCAGACCTACACGGACTCCGACCGGCAGAACATGAACGCTAACGGCGTCAATGTTCTGCGTGACATCTACGGCATCTACAAGGTCTATGGCTGGCGCACGACGGCCGACCCAATCAACGACCCACGCTGGATCAGCCTCAACAACAGCATCATGCATCGTCAGATCGTTTCTGAGTGCAACGCTGTTGGCGAGCGATTCATCTTTCGTGAGATCGACGGTCAGGGTCATCTGATCGGGGAGTTCAACGGAGCTTTGGTGGGTGAGGTCTGCCTGCCGCTCTTCATGGCAGGAAGCCTCTATGGGGCTGCACCAGAGGACGCCTTCAAGGTCGATACCGGCCCCAGCGTCAACACGGATACCACAATCTCGAACAACGAACTTCATGCGGTCGTTTCGGTGCGCATGGCTCCGTTTGGGGAAGAAGTGGACATCCAAATCGTCAAGTACCTAATCACAGAACAAATTCCAGCGTAGGAGGTGAACAATGGCGGGAACTGGAACAGCATCAGTTCGGCAGAACGAGATCACAGTTTCGGTCACGTATCGCGGCGAGACACGTCGTCTTGGCGTATTCGATGCTTGGGATGGCGCCAATGTGACTGCTGACAACACGAAGCATCGCCGTGGCGGCATGGGTCCGCAGGTGGCAATTGGCGGGCCAGTTACCATCGATGATCTCACGATCAGGCGCGACTACGACCTGGCTCGCGACAACCCGAATGGGCACTGGCTGGCCAACGCGGTCGGTCGTGCTCGTGTTATCGCAACCAAGCAGTATCTCGACTCTGACGGTTTGGCCTTTGGAGTGCCAACCGTTATCAGGGGAGTGCTGATCGGGTACAACGAGCCACCCGCTGATTCGGACGGTAGCGATGTAGCTATGTTCGAAATCGTCATCAACCCCGACGGAGCGGTCGGCTAACAGTAGGAAGGCCACAGATGGAGATTCCTGATAACAAGGAACTGGAGGGCATTGGCACAGCACTTCAGAACGCGCAGGGCCTGTCGTTGCTCAAGGAAGCGGAGAAGCGCCGACAGGAAAGGGAGCATACACTATTCCTCGATGTCCCGAGTTGGGATGGTGATCTGATCGCTGAGTATCGGGTGTTGCCGAAAGAGGACCTGCTCAGGCTCGCTGAGACAGCGATCAGACGTTCAAGGAATGGCAACCGGAATGAAGCAGGAGCCAACGACATCTCGGTGATCGCGGCTTCCTGTGTCGGCCTCTACGTCAAGGACCCAGAGACTGAGGAGCGGGTTCCGATTGAGGATGAACTCGGGCACGTTGGCTACAACAGGATCGCTCACATGCTCGGCAAGGAGGACGAACTCAGGTCAAACAGGGACGCGATCCGCTACCTCATGGGCGAGCGCACAAAGGACGGAGGCTGGACAGAGAACATCATGGCGATCAGCATCCATGCCAGCGCCATCGGCAAGTGGATGCGCGACCCCAGTAGGTCAGGAGTCGATCTGGAAGACCTCCTGGGGGAATTCTAAGCGACAAGGGTCTGAGCATTGAGTTCTTGGCCGGAGCATCGCTCGTTGGCATCACGCCGGACAAGTTCCTCCAAACAGAGAGCGATATTGAGCTTCAGTGTCTCATCCTTGTCGCGGAGAAAGCTGTCGAATTCTATCAGGTTGTTCAAAAGAACCTCGCTGCACAAATAGTCATCTTCTTCGGACAAGCACTAAGCGGAAACAAGTCACGTGGCGTTCAGAGAGACCATCGAAGCGATCCTCAAGGTCAAGGACGCTGAGCGCTTCAAGGCGGGGATGGATAAGGCTGCGCGCTCTGTCCGTAATCTTGGCCGTGATGAAGAAGAAGCCGCTGCTCAGGCTGAAATTCTCAAGAACATCGAGAAGAAGCTTGAGCGGCAATCTCTTGAGCTGACTGCTGCACTTGAGCTGGTCGCCCACTCTGTCAACGAGGTGGGCAATCAGATGCTCGAAGCGGCGGCCAAGACAGAAGTGATGAACAAGGCTGCCAAGAAGTCCGGTACCAACGCAGTTTTCCTGGGTAAGTCCTGGGCCTTCTGGAAGGACCGCCTCAGCCTAACGCGATCAGAGATCATGACAACGGCGCTGACTATTGGTGCCTACTTTGCGCCCGCCATCATCTCTTTGGGTTCAAGCTTTGTTCACGCTGCTATTGGCGGCGGCGGCGTGGCGCTTGGCGGCCTCTCGACGTTGGTGTTTGGCCTCGGCACTTTCATGACGGTTCTCAAGCCAGTTGTAGGTGGCATCAAGAAGGTCATGAAGGCTCAAGATGAGTACAACGTCACAGTGCAGCAGTATGGGGCGGCGAGTATCCAGGCAAGCCGAGCCAGCGCCCATATGTACGGCGTCATTGCTGCTAATGGCGGCAAGCCGATTCTCGATGTCGTTACAAATCTGCGCAAGCTACGCAATGAGTGGTCAAAAACCACGGCTCCGGCTCGACGCAGCCTCCTTCAGACAATTGGTGGGGGCCTTAGCGCCGCCAGAAGAGGTATCCTGCCAGAGCTATCGGTTGATACCAATCAAATGGCGGCTGCCACCCAGAAGGCGATGAAGCCTGTTTTCGATACTCTGAGTGGTCCAGAATTCAGAAAGCTCTTCAGCGATCTTTCTGATACCTTTACCCATGCGATCGGTCCAGGATTGAAGGGTACATCAAACTTCCTGGTTGTAATGGCTCGCATCATAAGGGCAACCCTGCCTTATGTCGTTGAGCTAGCTCATTGGTGGGAGCACATTACCGCAGGTTGGCGCAAGAGCACTCGTGATCAAAGCAAGCTTGATAAGTTTTTCAAGGGAGCAGTTAACAGTTTCAAGCTTTGGATGAAATTCGGCTCGGCGGTTTGGCGGGTTCTCAAGATAGTCTTTAGCTCCAGCCGCGGTGAAGGCGACAAAGTTCTCGTAGTCCTCACTAATCTTGTCAATAAGTTTGGTGATTGGCTACAGAAGATGAAGGACACCGGCAAGATTGACAACTTCTTCAGGAAATGGAATAACTCAGTCAAAATTGCCTTCTGGGCATTCCAGCATCCGGCTGACGCATTCAACAGATTCTTTCCCAAGGTGCTCGCGCTGCTTGATCAGTGGCTGCCGATCATCATGGATCACATCGCCAATGCTTTCGTGAATAACGCCGGGAGCAT